GACGAAGGCGCGCAGTACTTCAAGGATTTCTTCCATTGGTACGAACACGAGGGCGGCTACGGACATGTCGCGGCCTACCTCCGCAGCGTGGACCTGACGGACTGGAACCCAAAGGCACCACCGCCGAAGACCGCCGCATTCTGGGCAGTCGTCGCAGCAAACAAGGGACCTGAAGACGCCGAGCTCGCGGCCCTCATCGAAGGACTCGCCAATCCGCATGCGCTGACGCTGCGCGACCTCGCCAGTGAGGCCGACGAAGTATTCAGGGCGGAGCTGCTCGACCGCAGGAACACCTCCCGCATCTCCCACCGCCTCGCAGATGCCGGATACGTCGCGGCCATGAACCCAGCACGCAAAACGGACGGATTCTGGAAGGTTGCCGGCAAACCACAACGGGTCTACGCACGCCAAGACCTGTCGATTCACGACCGCGTCGCCGCCGCCCAACGACTGGCAGGTGCGCGATGAAGTACCACCAACACGACCCACAACAGGGCCAGCCGTCTGTGGCGTCTGTGGTATCTGTGGTTTTTTTCTTCCCTGAAAATTTCAATTTAGAAGAAGAATATAGAGAAATAGGAAGCTCAGAACCACAGACACCACCGACACCACCGACGGGTCGGCGCAGTAGCAGCGGTGCTTTGGGCAAACGACGTCCCGACCGTCTCTGTCGCTCGTCCGACCCTTCGTGCCGTACCACTTCGCGCGTTCGAGAGCATCACCGAACTGCGAGGCGGAGCGTGCGCTTCGGCGGTCGGTGCCGTGCGCTTCGGTGCGGTCCGGTGTGCACTGGTTTCGCAAACCAATGCACAAAATCGCGTAACTCCGTATCGCTCAACGTCGGAGGCGCGCGTGTCGGGTAGCGCGGGAAGGTCTGAGGGAAGGAATGGTGCGCCTCCCACACTCGCCGGGTTCTTTGCGTGGCTCGAGCAAGCACCACCATCGACGACGCTCACGGCAGGCGACGTATTGGCCCGCCTAGCCACGATTGCGAGCACGGAGGCCCGGACACCCGCTCTCGCGGTTTCAGAGTCTCCTAGCGTCTCCTGGCGCGAAAGGCTGTGGGTTGTGGATGCCGAGACGCGACTCGGTGTGCGCGAAGCGGCTGAGGCGCTCGGGCGTCCCGTGAGCTTCGTGTACAGGCATACCAGTGAGAAGGCCGCTGGCGGGGCACGCCTGCCACATCGTCGGCTCGACGGTGAGCTCGTCTTCGTTGCCGGCGAGCTGCGGTCGTGGTTGCGGGAGCATGAGGAAACCATCGAGCCAGGTCGCATGGACCGGCTGTCGCTCATCACACGGAGAGCATCGTGAGCGTTCTCGTCATCGACATCGAAACAATCCCGCAAGCCGCATCGCTCGCCGCTGAGTATCCGTCCGGCGAACGCAACCCGCCGTCGAACTACTCCAAGCCCGAAACCGTCGCCGCGTGGCGTGAGCGGGACCGCGCGTCGTGGGCGGAGCAGCGCGTCAAGGAAGCCAGCTTGTCACCGAGGTTGGGTCGCGTCTGTTGTGTCGGCTGGGCGATTGATGGCGAGCCTGTACTGACGAGCGTGGCGAAGACGGAGGCGGAGGAGCCGGCGCTGTTGCGTGGCGTGTGGGGGTTGCTCGCGGACAGGCCGCGTATCGTCGGATTCAACTCGAGCTTCGACCTGCGTTTCATTGTCGTCCGGTCGATGGTCCACCGCATCGTGCCACCGGCCAGTGTGGGCGACGTCTCAAGTTGGTTCGCGAGGTACCGCACGCATCCGCACTGCGACACGAGGGCCTTGTTGACCGGCTGGGACAACTCAGTTTCCGGTCGCCTTCACGAGTGGGCTGCGGCGTTCGGCATCACGACCGAAGACGCGACGAGTGGAGCGGACACCTACGGATACGCGCAGGACGGCAACTGGTCTGCCATCGAACGGCACTGTGCGTCGGACGTGGCGCTCACGCGGGCGTTGTATCACAGAATCGCGCCGGTCTTCCTGCCGAGGGCCGCATGACGCGCGTCTGCTTGTGGGCTTTGGCGTTGCTCGTTGTGGTGGCGGGAGTGGCGTCGTGACGCGCTCGGACCTGCTGGATTTGATGCGGTCGCGAATCGCGAGGACGTCGAACCAGATGGCACTTGACCGTTTCGAGCGCTCGCTGGCATTGCTGCACCGAGGAGAGACGGAACTGCTGTCGTTGTTGGACGAGGACATCGAGATGCGTCGCGCGGAGCTGCGCCGAGCGGCGGAACAGGAGAAGCGCAGCGAACCAACCAGAGGAGGATTGGGCCGATGAGTGAGAACGACGAAGTGAAAGGTCTTCAAAGGATGACCTTGGCGGCCGTGATGGTCTTGGCGTGGCGCCTTCACGACCACGAGTTGTTTCTAGGGCAAGGCGGTGCCCTGTGGGTCCGCGACCGCCGGAAAGTGCCGTTCAGGGAGTGGCCCGCGCCGCAATTCCCGTCGGTCCACCCGAGCAACGAGGACATCGCCTTCGTGCTTCGATGGGTGCAGGAGACGAGCGACAAAATCACAATCGCCACCATGCTGGAAGAGCTCGACCCGGACCGACGCAACAACACCGAACCAGAAGAGGATTCCCAATGACAAATCCAGCAAACGTAGACGCGTTCATCGCGCAGCGCGCGTTCGAGTACCGTGACGACAGCCAAGACGCGGCGGACCGCTCGTCGTTCGTTGCGGACGCGGTGCAGCAGGACCGATTCACGGCGGACGGCGTGAAGCTCGAAGCCTTGACTCGGCAGCGTCGCGAGGGCCGGGCCGCACTGCTCGCGGAGCAACGGAAGATGCAGCCGCAGTTCGCGCAGCAGTTTCACCGCGAGCGCATCGCGCCATACGACGCCGAGACGCAGGAGAAGTTCGTCGGTCCGCAGGTTGCCGCGCTCGAAGAGTATGTGAACAAGACGGCTGAGAAGTTCATCGTCACGCAGCCGGAAATCCATGCACCGCGTGACGTCATCCATGCGACGACCATCAACGGCGTTTGCCTGGACGCGCGGAACTACGCACCGCCGATGCTGGTCAAGATGTGTCGGGATGCGATTGCGCTCGGCGACCTCGCGACCATTCAGCGGCTGCATCCCGTGGTTGCATCGCTCGCGAGTTACCGGCAGCCGTTCGCGAGCAACGGCGAGGTGCACGATGTCGTGCGGGAGATGTCAAAGGCGCTCGATACGCCGAAGCAACGTCGGAGCCGGGCCGCGCAAGCGTGGCGGGACGATGCGCTGAGCGAAATCAAGATTCTCGTCGCGCAAGCCACGGACCCGAGAGGTGACGTCGGTCTGTTCGCGAGTACCGGCGCGCTGCGGACGCTGTTCCCTGACAAAAAGATTCCGCGATGAGCTCGCATCGTTGCAGGCACGAGCATCAGAGAGTTTTCATGACGCCCGATGGCGTCCGGGTGCAGCGTTGTCTCATCTGCGCCCGGCGTCTCGGGACCTTACCCACTATCGCCGCGACGGCGACAGGAGAAGCCAATGACCGCACCGATTTCGGACCGCACGAACTACCTGAACCCGCCGGGCTTCGGCCCGCTTCGTCCGGGCGGCGTGGAAGCTCCGGGCATCATCGTCGCGCAGAGTGAAGCGGACTACCCGAACCACGCGAGCAAAGCTGTAAAAGCGCAGCGGCCCGCGTTAGCGATTGTCCGCGATGTTGCGGGCGGCGACGAGCGAATCAAGGCATGCGGGACGACGTACCTGCCGCAAGCGGAAGCAGAGGCGCCGAAAGATTACCGCGTCCGGCTTGCGAGAAGTCTCTTTACCGGTTTCTACAAACGCGCGGTAGAAGCTTACGTCGGCCAGTTGTTCGCGAAGGACCCGAAGCTCGGCGACGATGTGCCGGCCATCATCAGCCAGCACTGGGAGAACCTCGACCTCGCGGGCACGCACGCTGACGTCTTCCTACAGCGCGCGGCGGAAGACGCGCTGATTGCCGGTCACGGGCTGTTCTTGGTTGACTTCCCAGACACGACCGGCGCGCAGACGCTGGCTGACGAGCGCAACCAGACCTTTCCCATCAGACCGTACTGGTTGTACTACGCGAAAGAGCAAATCCTCTCGTGGCGCACGGCAATCATCAACGGCGCCGAGGTGCTGAGTCAGTTGGTATTGCTCGAGGCGACGATGGTGGCGAACGGCGCGTTTGGCGAAGCGGAGCAGGTCCGCTACCGCGTGCTGCGTCGTGAGGATGACGGACGCATCACGTGGCAACTCTGGCAGGAAGAGGCCGACCACAGTTTCACCCTCGTTGATGAAGGGCTCTTCCGCAACCAGGTCGAGATTCCCGTCGTCGAAGTGTGGACGTCGGGACGCAAGTCGTTGTTTGTGAGCGAGCCGCCACTGATTGATTTAGCAAAGGCGAACATCGCCTACTATCAGGCGAGCAGCGACTACGCCTACGCGTTGTACCGCACATGCAATCCACTGCTTGTCCAAATCGGTATCGACCCGACGGACGGCAGCGGTCCCGTTGTTGTTGGCGCGAACTCTGGGTTCAGGTTCCAGCGGTCCGATGCGGACGTGAAATACGTGGAACCGGCGGGCACGTCGCTCGCTGAGTGTCGCGCGGCTTTAGAGCTTGCGAAAGCCGATATGGCGATGCGTGCGCTTCAAGTGCTCGCGCCGGATAAGAGAGCAGCCGAGACAGCGACCGCCAAGCGGCTCTCGAAGAGCACGACGGACAGCGTGCTCGCGGTCTGCGCGCGTGGTCTGGCGGACGCCATCGAGCGCGGGCTCGGATTCCATGCGCGCTATCTGGGAATCCCGGACGGCGGCTCCGTCGAAATCAACCGGGACTACGACATTCTCGGCGCTGACGCGCAGATGATTTCCGCGCTCGGCATCCTGCTCGACCGAGGGAACTTCCCGCCGCAGTTCATCATCGAGGAAATGCAACGTCTCGGCGCATTCCCTGGCAAGAACGCCGAAGAGATGGCAATGGCCGTCGAAGCCGAACGCGAAGCACGGGCCGAGTTGCGCCGGCTCGAATCGGGCCAGACGCCATGAGCGACGCGGAACTCATCGCGGAAGCGTTTCGGCTCATCTCCGACGCCGAGGACGTGTGTCCGATGGACGAACTCGAACAACTCCGCGTCATCGTGGCCGAGTTGGCGGAACGGTTGGCAGGTAGGACGGGACTCTTTCACAATCCACATTCAGAAAAATGAAACGCGAAGAAGGCAGGACACGACAAGCAGCGGACACACCGTACCGCCCAGAAGTACTCGGACGCTCGACCGGCACCGTGAAATGGTGGGACGGCGCGCGGGCATTTGGTTTCATCAGTTGCCACAGTGGCCGCGATTACTTCTTTCACGTCACGGGCCTTGTTGGCACCACCGCGCCGCCGGTTGGTGCCCTCGTTTCGTTCGACATCACGGAAGGGCGTCGTGGTCCGCAGGCGAGCAACGTCCGGCTCGCGGCGAGTTGAGACAATGCGTATCCACGAATTCCAGGAGAAGCGTGCGCAGGACGTGGCCACGTTCTCGGGAGACGAGATAGCGGAGCTGCGTGCCAACATCGACGCCTCGTCCGCGTTTCCCGAGTTGGCACGCCACGCGAACCGGACGCACTCAGCGGCCCGGCTGGGCTGCTTTAGCGAAGGCGTATATCGAAGCTTGCTCAACCACATCCGCGCGAAGACGCGCGAATTAGAGGAGGTCGCATGACCGAACCGCGTTGCAAGGCAACGAAGAAGGACGGGACTCCGTGCCGGCAGCCCATGAATCTCTCACCCGATGGTCTGTGCCTCGTCCACGACCCGAATCGCGCCGAGCAAGCGCGCGCAGCACGGAAGGCCGGCGGGAAGAATTCCAAAATAGCCCAGCGGCTTCGTAAGGTGGAGGGCGTCGCGGATGAAGTGCCGGCATTGCCAAAGAGTTTGGACGACGCCGTCAAATATTTCGCATGGATTACGGACGCGATTGCGCGCGGAAAGATTGACGCCCGTTCCGGCCATGAGATGGCATATGCGCTGAATGGCTTCAAAGCGGCGGCGGAGAAGCGGGACCTCGAGCGCGAAATCAAAGCGTTGCGCGCGAGGCTGGAAGCCATCAACGGCAAGGACGCGTCGGTGACGTCCATCAACCGCCGTCGCGTATGAGTGTTCTCACAGAGTTCCGCAACCTTCGGCGGCAGACAGAAACCACGCTCGAGCAGCACGGCAACGCGAAAGATGTGTCCGACTTCGCAAAGTATCGCGACGACCCGAACGGGTTTTTCACGGATGTGCTTCGCTGCGACATGTGGTCGAAGCAAATCGAGATGGCGGAGGCGGTGCGCGACCATCCGCGCACTGTCGTCGTCACCGGGAACGGTTTGGGCAAAGATTTTCTAACCGCCCGACTCGCGTTGTGGTGGGTTTATTGCTGTGACGGCTCCGTCATTTTGACCGGCCCGACTGAAAGACAGGTCAAGCAAATTCTGATGAAGGAAGTGCGGAAGGCATTCTCCTCCGCGCAAGAATTACCAGGCGAACTCCTCTCGATGGAGCTCCGGGTCGGTGACGTAGAGGAGCATGGCATTCTCGCCATGACGAGCGACAACGCCGACAAACTGACGGGCCACCATCATCCCAACTTGCTCATTTGCATCACCGAGTCGCAGGGTGTTGAGGACGAATGCTTCGAGGCCGCAAAGGCGTGCGTCGTCGGAGAGAACAATCGACTCTTTTATTATGGCAATCCAACAAGACCCACCGGAAAGTTTCGAGACTACGCTGAGAAGTCGAGCGAGTGGCACGTTATCACTGTGCCCGCAACCATGCATCCTAACATCGTCAACCAGCGCGAAGAGATTCCCGGCGCCGTCAGCCAGGCCTGGATTGACTCCGTCGCCGACGAGTTCGGGCGTGGCTCCGACATCTTCAAAAGCCGCGTCCTCGCGCAATTCCCGAGTCAATCAACAGACGGGTTGCTCCAACGGGACTGGCTACAGACCGCGTTCAGAAAACACGAAACCGAGGAGTTGTCGATTGCCTCGGCTGACAAACGCTTCGTGCTCGCCTTGGACGTCGCGCGGTACGGCGATGACTCCTCCGTCCTGGCCTTCGCGCGTGGTCCCGTGGTCGAGAAGCTCGTCGCGTGGCACGGTGCCGACATCGTGCAAACCGTCGAAAAGGTCGCCGCGCTCGCCGAGCAGTCGTACAACCCGACCCTCGTCAACCGCCACCGCTTCCCGCACCTCGCCCGCCCGCCGATAATCTGCGTCGATGGGCCTGGCGTCGGCGCCGGCTGTGTCGATTTGCTCAAGCGACTTCCACCGAATCGCTACGGCGACCGATACAAGGTTGTCGAGTACAACGGCGCAGCGGCAGCGATGAACGCGGAGCGGTACCTGAACAAGCGCGCTGAGGACCACTGGAGCTTCCGCGACCTGCTCAGGGCGAGCCAGTGCGCGTTACCCTACGATGCGATGCTACTCGAGGAAGCGCTGGCCGTCGAATGGACGCTCACGATGAACGGCGGGAAAGTTCAGATTGTCTCAAAGGACTTACTCCGCAAAACGCTGAAGAGGTCACCCGACCGACTGGACGCCGTCGTCATGGCGCTCTCGTGTTCGATGGGAAAAATGTTCGGCCACGTCGAGCAGTTTTCGTATTCGGTCGGCGGCGGCGGTTGCGTAATTACACCGCTCGTCTGACGGACCTTCCGTTAAGGCTCGTTGTTGCGGATATTCACGCCGGGTGTGCCGAGGTACGTTCTCAGAGACGGAAACGGTTCAGGAGCAACGAGGATGTCACGCAGTCGCTTTTCACGCTCAGAGTCATACCGCAGGAAGGCGACCGAGAAACCCTCCGCGCGTTCAGCTTCAGACAA